TATACTCTGTACTTACCTTGAAGAACACCAGCAAATGTATTACCTGTGTCATCAACGTTAAGATTAGCATTAAGTGCTGGAGTGTAGTCAAGTACACCTGCCATTGTTAATGCAGAAGCAACGTCAGCAGAGCAAAGGATCATGTTACCCTTTCCACGACGAGTTCTTTGTGCAATTCTGTTTGCATCTCTCTCGATCTGGAATAGAAGACCTTTGAACTTCTCAACTGACCATCTTCCGTTTGAGTCAACGTCTAGGTCAAACGCACCAGCAGTAGCAGTGTTAACAGCAGCACCAGTTTCAGCAACCTTGTAGATTGTTCTGATAACTTCTCTGTTGATCTCAGCAAGTATCTCTGTTGAAAGGATATTTGCTAATTCAGCCTCAGCGTTCAATCCGTGGATTGCCTTAAGGTCTTGAGCAAGTTCTAAACTGTACTCTGCCTTTAGTGCTCTGGACTTCGCTGTAACGGTGACTTTCTCGATTGAGAATGCCATCTCGTTGAAGTTGTTGCCAGATGCATCGCCAAGTGCTTCAGAGTCACCAGTCTGCATACCTTGACCAACTGCATAGTCGTCTTGAGTAGCATCAGATGATGGGTTTAGAAGTCCTGGGTTTGTACCGTGCTTGGCACCAGGTGAAGTTGTACCGAAACCAACACTAGCTCCATCAGAACCTGAAACGTATGAACCTTGAGTAATATCGTTTCCAGCGTCCTGTCCAGAGAATGCTGTGTTTACTTCGTCGAAGAATGTCTCGTCGCCAGACTGAGAATCTCTACGTGATCTCATCGCAAAGATAAGACCTGTTGGTCCGTTCATTGGTTGAACACCAGCAAGGTCATAAGCGACCAAGTTAGGCATTGAACGTCTGATTAGACTGATTAATACTGGGTCGAAACCAGCAACTGGACCGCCAGCGGTTGCTCCGCCACCGAATCCACCTGAAGCACCTGCTGCGTTTCCTAAGTTAGTTGGTGCCTCTGTAAGGAAATTTCTTTCCTCAGCTAAAAATTTTTCTTGGTTCTCCAGGAGAACTGCGGTAACCATTTTACGATGTGCGTCCTTAATTGGATCGGCACTATCAGAGTTTAATAATGGAGCCCACTTCTCCTGCAGTTGTTCAGCATTGAACATTTGCATTTGAATTTACCTCGTTAAAAGTGTTTGTTAATTTTGTGGAATTACTTCTTAGCGACTCTCTGAAGAGTACTTAGATAATTTGCCATTGACCCAGTTGCCTGAACCTCTGGTGCATTTTCCTCAGTAATAAAGTCAGAGCCGTCACTTTGAGCACTAGCTACTTGTTTTGTTGGGAAATAAGAATTTCTCAAAGTAATTAGTTTCTCACGGTAATCGTTTTCAGTTTCAAACTCAACACTTTCAGCGAGAGAAGCGAGTTTATCTTTCTGAGTAACTGCAAGTCCCTCAGATACTTCACTTAAAATTCCATCGGATGTAGATTCTGCTAGTCTCTTGTTCAAACTGACATTCTTGTCAATTTGCTCATTGAGTTTTTCTTCCATTTCATCAAGTTTATTTACCATGCTCTCAAGTACATCGTATTTATCTTCAGGTACGGATACATAATGTTCTTCAAAAAGTCCTTTTAGACCTGTCATAAAGGACTCAGATAATTCTCCCTTAAGTCCTTGATCAACTGCAAGTTGATTTTCTTGCATCCACTCAGATGCAACATACTCTAGGTATGAGTCAACTCTTTCAGTTAATTCATTTTTAAATTCTGCAACTTCTTCTGTAAGTGCTTTGATGTGATCTGCTTCTAGTTCCTCTTCGATTTTAGCAACCTTAGAGTTGATTGCTGCTTCAAAGATTGTTTTTGCTTTTGCTTGGAACTCTTCAGATAACTCTTCGCCTTCTACAAGAGCTGCAATGTCATCATTGACATCTAATTCTTCTGCTTCTTCCTCTTGGGATTCAGCAACAGTTTCTTCGGTTTCGGATGCTTCAACTGCTTCCTTCATCTTCTCACGAAGTTTTGAAGGTGCCTCTTCTTCAGCAACTACTTCCTCTTCAACTACCTCTTCAGTAGAAATTTCTTCTTCAGAAACAACTTCTTCTTCAGTTTCTACTTCTTCTGGGACGTTTTCTAGTTTTGCACCAGGTTGTACGTCACCAGGTTTAACACCTGACTTAGCACCTTTGGTGATAACGTCTTTTACTTGTGATAGACTTGCACCAGGTTCTTTGAACTTAGCTGAGTCATCATCGACTTTGTAATTTTCTGGGGTAGGTCCTCCAAGATCCTCATAAGTTGCAGGTGTTCCACCTGTTGTCAACTTAGGCATTGCTTCTGCAGGTTTTGCATTAGCATTAACAGCGGTCTTGGATTGAGTAGTGCCTACTTCCATTTCTTGTAAATTTTTGCCACGGGACATTTGATCTCTCCGATTAACCTTAGTAATTTTTACTATATTTATTTATAATTTAAAGATTTGATAAAAAATCGTTAAAGAGTTGTAATTTCTTCTCTTCGAGTCTTTTTTGATCAACTAGAGTGTTTATTCTCTTCATTGTGTGGGACGCTAGTTGTTCACGAAGTGTTCCTCCTTCCCAAACCCACTCTTTTCCTTCCATGATTCCATTGACAAATGCATCTGGAGCAGAAGGATCTGCTACGATATCAGCAGCAGTTGCTAATTGAAAGTCTTCACCAACAATGTTATGACCTTCATTGTTCATTTTTAATGAACCAACACCACGAGATGACACTCCAAGCGTCACACCTTCACCTATTAAAGATGATGCGATCTTACCCATTGGTGTTGAAAGTAATTGTGCTTTACCTCTAAAATTATTTCCCTCTTGAACAAGTGATGTAATCTTATGTGAAACACGATCAAGGTTTACAGTTGGACCATCTGGATGTCCCAGTTCACCAAGTGCTCTACCTTTTTTAACGAAGTTTTCGTTATATCTACCAACCTCACGAGACAAAGTATCTACAGGGTACATTCTACCATTACGGTTTTTAATTCCCCCTTGTAAAAATACACCTTCGATATACATCTTTTTAGATGCACCTTTACCTTCGGTGACAAATTTTACGCTTGCTACTTCTTCTGTGATTAATTTCATTTTTCTAATTTGTGTAACCTACTTTTGATCCCTTAACTGCAGCATTTGCAGCAAATATAAAATGACCAGACTGCTTTTCAACTAATAGACTTTCTGTTCTCATTAAAGTAAAAGATCCAACAACTGTTCCACCTTGAGTTTCTACTACAGTTACTAAATGGTCAGCACCTGTTGCGGTGTTTACTAAACGTACTACAGTAGCATTATCAAAATTTGATGCACTACCTGACCCAGTTGGTAAAGCAGCTTCGGCACCTTTAATTAACAGTTTCATCGGATTCTTCTTCCTCTTGTGGTTCTACTTCATCTGACTCATCGCCAAATAAACCAGCAGACACGTTTGGTCTTTGTGCCTCTACTTTTTCTGCTGATTTAGCGTATAGCATATCTTTTATCCTATCGCTAATGTCTGACGGTGACTCGTTGTCAATCATCAAATCAATTAAATCATCCATTGTGTCACAAAATAACTATAATTTATTTATATCTCTCCGCCCTTTGGCATTCTGATATCTGTTGCTTTGGAGCTCCCTGCATCAGTCGCTTTATTGCTGCTAGAATCTAAATCTGGCTCAGTGACAGGTTTACCCATACTCATTTCTGAGTTTGGATTTTGCATTGGATCTGCTATTTGATCCACAGGCATTCCACTATTTGGATCAACTGGCATATTAGGATCTGCAATGATTCCATCCTCTATTTCCTTCTTCATTTGTTCATCTAAATCCTTAATATCATCTTCAGTTTGCTTAAGAACTTTAGTACGAACATAATGAGCAGAGAAATATTTACCCATGTATGGTTCCATTGATGCAACTACACCTAGTTGTTCTTGAAGTAATTCATTTGCTTTTAGATCTGAGAAATGATTATCATATAAGAAATCAAATTGAATATGATCACTTAGATCTTCCCAATCATCAGGAGTAATAATATTTTTAAGAATTAACTGAGTCTTAAGCATGTCCATAAAGACTTGTGAAAATCTTTTACGTAATCTACCTACAAACTTAGTAAACTTAAGTTCATCTCTTAGTATTTCTGAAGATCTACCTAAGTTAAATCCACCTTGACTATCCAATCTACTTGATGGTACATTTAGTGACTTGTAAAGTTTAGTCTGAAAATACTCGATATCAGTAAGTTCTCCAAGGTTTTGTCCACCAGGAAGTGTAGTAATTTCAGTTCCTCTACCACCTTCTCTTCTTGGTAACCAGAAATCCTCAAGCATTGCCATATACTTACGGTCATCTCTGATTTCTCCAGTATCAGCATTATAAACCAGTTTATTTCTATAACGGTTCATAACATCACGCAGATATTGTTCTGCCTTAATTTTTGGAAGATTACCCACATCAATATAAAATATTCTTCTTTCTGGTGCTCTTGATAGTCTGTATATAACAAGAGAGTCTTCAACCATTCTTAATTGGTTAAGAGACTTAATTGCTTTATGTAAGTATGATAATACTGTTTGTTTATTACTATCTACTAAACCCGATGTACAATATGTAACTGCATCTTTTGCAATTTTGATTGTTTTACTATTACCTCTTACAGG